CACTTAATACAACTTATGACCCAGAAAAAAAGTACGAGTCAATGAATAGCGTTGGAGTAAGACGGTATCCCTCTTGGGATGAAGGAATTGCAGCAACAGTAAATACTTTAACAGGAAACAATGCTGATTCTCGTGGTTACAGTGCAATTGTTAACGCTTTAAAAAGTGGGGCAAGCACTGAGACAATTTTAAGTGCTGTTAGTAACTCTGCTTGGGTAACAGGCAAAACTGGTCAAAATTCTTACAAAGGATTTAAGGGTGGTGGAACACCAGGCGCACCTGGAATACCAAGTCCAAACCCTATGGATGGAGTTGCCGCCCCTGCATCAATGGCGGTTACGTCCTCATCTGGTGGTTCACGAGTTGTAAACTTTAATGTGCATTTACACGACGTTTCGGATGCTCAAGCAATGATTTTTGCAAAGAAAATTGAAAGTTACCTAAATGACAAAAAAGAAATCTCTGTGATGGGAGGCAAATAATTGCCAGGTAAAGGTTATAACGGCACTTTATTTTTAGGGCCTAATGCACAGTTATACGCACAATATGGTGGACAAGAAAAATACTTGGCTGCCAAAAAAGCCTTTGACGACTCTAAAAAGAAGTACACAAACCAAGAGAAAACTTATACACAATCTAACGCTGGATTACTTACTGCTTTAAATTCTCAATACGGTTTGTACGCTCAGTTAAATGCAGCAAAACTTGCTCATAACAATTCTTTAGTAGCAACTTTAAACATAAGTATCTCAGCAACACGAGCCAAAATTGCTGATAATAATAGGCAAATTTATGTTTTAGAAGATAAAATTAAAAAAGCACAAGCAGCCTTTGAAAAGAAAAAACTTTCTGCAGCAGCAGGCGGTGGCGCTGGTGGCGGCGGTGGTGGAAATGACACTATTAAACCCACTACTCCAGGAAAAGGTCCTTTTAACTTTAACGCACCCTTGGTTAACAGTTCTTACTTTTTAAACAAAGGTGATTTGCCAAAAATGCTTCCTGCTGGTTCTTCGTCTATTGATAACGCAGAAGTTTTTTGGACTAAAAAAGACTATGGTAAAGGTGCCATTCAAATGGACCGTCTTACTAACACTGTTGAACTTAAAGCAACCGCCAAAAAAGAAGCAGCAAAAAACAAACTTCAATTTGACGATAAAATGTATGGATTTAGGTTTCAATACAATCCAACAACAGTAAATATGAGTTGGGCTGGAATGATGGGTGCAAACCCAGTTTATGAGGCTGCAGGTCTTGACCCATCAGTTCCAATGTCGTCAAATTTATTTACTGGAACTATTTCATTCGACATCATCCTTAACCGCATTCAAGATATAGCGTTGTTAGATAGTGCTGGAGGTTTTATACAGGGAACAAACCCATACCCATGGAGAGTAGAGCCTGAAGACCGTAAAACAATTGTTGAAAAAGGAACTATGTATGATTTAGAGTACCTATTCCGTACCCTTCACGGGTTTGCTTTTTACACTAACTTTAAGAGTACTTTAATGGGAAGAACTAATGACCCAGGTTGGTTGCCTGTACGACCAGTAGAACTTCATTTAGGTAACAAACTTCGTTACCGTGTTCGTATTAGCGGCCTTGAAGTTGTACATAAAATTTTTTCAGAAAAAATGATTCCAATTCTGTCTGTAGTAACAATTTCTTGTAGTCGTTACTGGGATGGACCTCCAGCAAAGGACCCTAAAAAATGATATATCTAGACAGCAGATATGCAGATGGCACTTTGTTTGTAGCACAAGAACCAAAATCTGGCGATTATATGCTCAGTATTTTTCGTGTGTTTCCTACATATAGCATTGCGTTTTATTGGTATGAGGTAACAGAAAACGACCGTATTGAAAACATTGCTACCAAAACTATTGGTAATCCAAATTTATGGTGGCAAATTATGGATATTAATCCAGAAATTTTAAACCCATTTAATTTAGAACCAGGATTACAACTTAGGATTCCTCGTGAATAGACAAACTCAAAACCGTGTAGGAACTACCTTTGAGGTAATTTTTCCTGATTTTCCTACCTTTAAATCTTCTCCACAATGGTTTAGGTTAACTCAAGAGCAAGGCAAACAAGATGTAATTGAGATTGCTTACCCTTCTTTTGACAAACATTTTCAAAAAGCCTTAAAGACTGGTGTTATGTTTAAGGTAAAATGGAAAACACAACATGCCAAGGGAGAATGGTTTGGGTACGTTTACAACGGAGACGACACAACTCAATCTACTATTAAACGCAATGTAATGCTTCGTGGTATTGGAACTTCTTTTACACTAAAAGAAGGTGGAAATAAAATTTGGAAAAATAAAACTGCTCCTGAAATTGTCCAAGACATTTGCAAACAACACAAATTAAAAGCAGTAGTTGATAAAAGTAACGTTAGATTTGGTATGCAGTCTTTAGTTGGAATTACTAAGTGGGAAAAAATACAGGAACTTGCTGAACGTGTAGGATTTCACGCTCAAGTAAACGGTACTACACTTTACTTTCAACGCATTGACAGAATGATTGACCAGTTTGCATCTGTTATGCCTGTACTTTCCTACAATGACGGTGGAGTTAACGCTGGGGTAATATTTGAAGCACAAACCCTTGACTACTTTAAATCAAAAGTTGGAGATATTTTAGAAATAGGTAGTTACGATAAAAAAGATAAAGTAGTTCACGGAATTAACCCAGCAACAGGTAAAAGCCATAGTTACACAGCAAAACCAACAAAAGTTGGAAAACAAGTAAAAACAAATATTGTAGAAGCACTATTTAAAGAAGTTGCATCAACTGTAGTTGCAGAAACAAAATCTATGGCTAAAGAGTTGGCTGAAGGTATGGCACATTTAGCAAGGTTTTCAATGCACGGAGAAGGTAAAGGTCAAGGTGACCCACGTATTGCTCCCTATCGGACAGTTGAGATAAACGGAACAGGGGAAAACACAGATGGTTTTTGGGTTATAAAAAAAGTAGAACATTTTGTAACCTATGACGGTCGTTACACCGTGGACTTTACTTGTATGACAGATGGCCTTGGTAAAAACAATGGTGGAGGATTCCGTAAAACTACGGCAACACTTGTTCCAACCAGAGATGTGGCATACGAAATGGCTACAGGGGGCAAACAGGCACCATCAACCCCTACAATGAGCGCTAGACAACCCCTGGTAAGTCAAACACGTGGCGGGTTTAACATAACTCCAAGTAGATGGGTAGGCAAATAATGGCTGAAGTAGCATTGACACTTCCCTTTAAGATTAACGCCTATGGAAGTGTTGCATCTACAACTGACCAAGCAAAAATTTGGTCAGATAGAGTTAGATTTGTTATTGGAACAAACCTTGAAGAAAGACTTTTAGACCCACAATTTGGAACTCTTGTTCCTGAAGCCTTTATGCAAACTGCCGAAGATGCAGATGCCCTAATTGCTGCTGAAGTAGAACGAGCATTTCCTTTACAACTAGAACTTTTAACGTTTCAAAGTGTTGATATTTCCTTTAATGAGTACACAGGAACTACAAACGTAAACATAATCTACAACCTTCCAAACGGTGAAGTTACCGACACAGTCGTATCAGTAACTTACATCGGTGGAAACAACCTATCAGTACAGGAGAATCTATGAGCATCGTTCCTCCAAGCGACACTCCAATCCCATTAGACTATACAAGTCGTGATTATTACTCTATTCGTGAGCAATTAATTGCACGTATTCAAGAAAGAATTCCTGATTGGGCTGCGTCTAACCCATCAGACTTTGGTGTTGCTCTAGTAGAAGCATTTGCATACATGGGCGATGTAATGTCCTATTACATTGACCGTAACGTAAACGAATCATTTATTGCTACTGCTACTCAGCGAGAGAGTGTAGTAAACATTGCTCAGGCTTACGGCTATATTCCTTCAGGTTATCGCCAAGCCATTGTAACTTTAACTTTTACAAATTCATCGGAAACTGAAGTAGTTACTGTCCCTGCTGGAACAGTAGTTACGGGTGACGTAATTGCTGGTGACACTGTTAATACGGTCTATTTTACAACTGATTCAGACGTTGTGCTTGACCCAGACATAGACAATGGTATCGGAACAATGACTGCAAAAGAAGGTCGTAGCGTTACGTTAGTTTCTGATTACGCTAACTCTTTTGGTGAACTTGTTGGAACTTCAGATGGATTACCAAATCAATCTTTTGTGTTGGGCGAATCTCCAGCAGTAGATGGTTCTTTAAGTGTTTATGTACAAGGAGGTTCTGCATACTCTAAGTGGCGCCAAGTACAACACTTAATTGATACAAACCCTTATGACCAAGTGTTTACGGTTACAAGCGATGCTAACAGTAATTTGTACGTAAATTTTGGAGACGGAGTATCTGGAGCAATTCCAGTAAACTTCTCTGAAATACGTGTTCTTTACACCGTTGGAGGCGGAGTAATTGGAAACGTTTCTACTGGGTTACTTAATACTTTGGATTACATACCTGGTTATTCAACTAATGATTTAATTGCTTTAGAATCAATTGTGTCTGTAACTAATGATGAAGTGGCTCTTGGTGGTTCTGACCCTGAAACTTTATCTCAAATTCGTTATGCAGCACCATTAACTCTTCGTGCTAATACACGTGCAATAACCCTTGAAGATTTTAACAGTCTTGCTTTAGGAGTTACTAACTGCGGTAAAGCAAACGCAACGTCTAGCATTTGGACATCTGTAACTATGTACGTTGCACCGTCTCGTAACTCTGGTGATTCTGACTTACAACCTGGACTTGATGAAGCCCAAGCAACAACAAGTGAATACACAACTTTAGCCGCCGATGTACTTGACTATGTTTCTCCAAGAACAATGATTGGAACAACGTTGACTATTCAACCTCCAACTTATGTAGACATTGTAGTAACTGTGCAGTACGCAAAACAACCTCAATACACAGAAACAGAAGTTGAAGCGTCTATTAAGTCCGTACTAACAACAGACTACGGATACGTTAACAACTCTTTTGCTCAAACCATTTATGTACAAGATATTGAAACTACCTTAAACAATAAAGTTACAGGTATCAAAATTGCAAAACTTGTAAATTTGTACAGGGCTTTAGGTTCTGGTTTAAACACCTTAGTTGGAGCCCCAAACGAAATTTTTCGAATTAAAGAAGAAAACATTAGTATTGGACTATTGTAAAGATGGCAAAAGGAAGACAGGTTTTTCCTGGGGTTTATCGAGCCACAGTAACTAACAATAAAGACCCTCAAAAACAAAGGCGTCTTCAAGTAGAGATAACAACTTCAGTTGGTCACTCTACTGAATGGGTTTGGCCTATAGAGCCTGCAAATATAAGCACTGAAGTTCCTGAAATTGGTCAGGGTGTTTGGGTACATTTTCAAGCGGGTGACCATGAATACCCAACATGGTCTGGTTCTTTTGGCAAACACAAGGGGAAAAGTAAGCGTCTTTACGTAAAGGCTCTTCCTGATTCTGTAAATATTTCTACAATAACTGCCTATGTTAAAACGGTAAAACAGCCTGATGGAACAACGGAAATTGATTTGATGAACACTGTTATTGCTATGGCAAATGCTTTAAAAAACCACGAAACTAGACTGACTACTGCTGAAGGAAAAATAACTACTTTACAAGGCAAAGTAACCACGTTAGAAGGAAAAGTTACAACTTTAGAGGGTAAAGCCCATACCCACTAATAGTTAAGGCAGTAAATAAATGACAAAGACGAGAAAATACAAGCAGATATTGAGAGGATAAACTAGTGCCAACATCACCACTGTACCCAGGTGCAGTACGCAATTTTGGGTCTGACGTAGTTAACTTTACAACCACAATTCTTGCGGACCACGTCAACCTTCTTCGTGCTGAGGTTAACTCTATTGAAACAGTCCTTGGCACATACTTAACCCTTAGTTCAGGATGGGTAGGTTCATTTACAGAACCTGTTATCTCTTATACATGGGATAGCCTAAAAGACCGTCTTGCAAACATCGAATATGGTCTTCACACTGCCTATGCAGCAAAAACACCAACTGGCGGAACTACTGGACAAGTACTTGTAAAAAACTCTAGTTCTAATTATGATTTTTCTTGGACAACTGGAAACTTTCTACCTTCTCAATCTGGTAATTCAGGAAAATATTTAACTACCGATGGAAGCGCTGCATCATGGACTACAGTTGCTGTTCCAGATTCAGGATTTGACGGCTTTTTACTATCAGGAATGTAACCTATGTCAAAGTATGGTTATTCCGTATATGGTGCTAACAAGTATGGTTTAACACCTAAACTTGCTTATTCTGTTGAGCCAATGTCTATCAACGTGCTTAAATTTAATGAAGTGTTTGTAAGTTGGCAATTACCTACGGGTACTTTTACTCGATTCCGTGTTTTGCGTAACCAAAATGCTTATCCAGAAACAGCAGAAGATGGCGTTATTATTTATGAATTAATTTCTCAAGATGGTTTAAGTCTTGAAGGTATTTTAGCCCAAGCATCTTTTTACGATGGTCTTGATAACCCAACTCAAACCGCCATTAATACAGGGCGCAATATTTTTTACAGAGTTTTTCTTTACACTTCAGACAATATTTGGGTAAGAGCGGGTCAAATTAGTGAAGTAGTCCCAGAAGATACTGGTGCTACTAAAAAAGTAGTTGACCTTTTACCAAGAGTTTTAACAAGTTCTAGTTTAAGTCCACTTGGTGTTGTTGACGAAGCCTCTGATTTGTATAAGTTTTTAGATGGAATGTCTTTTTCATACGAACAAATGATGACTGAAATTAAATTAGCACGTCCTGCTCACAACTTAGAGAGTTCAAACTATAAAACTATTCCTGGAGAGGTTTTAAACCTAGGGTTAAATCCTGAGCAAAACTTACCTATGCTTCGTCAACGTGCCCTTATTCGTGAAGCAATTCCTTTGTATGCCAATAAAGGAACTACATTAGGTATTGCCAACTATGCAGAGGCTTTGACTGGTTTTGCTCCAACTTTAACTACTTCCTCTAATCTAATGCTTACAGTGCAAGATTCTACTTTTTATCAAAATACAGGACGTTGGGTAGCAACTAGTGCCACTATCTCATCAACAAATGAAATGGTTCCAAACAACGCAAGTAAGTCTATTGATTTGGTTTACACCTTAAAAGTTATAGCAGCAACAACTAGCGCTAAAATTTCTCTAGGATTGAATGCTCCAATTAAACAAGGAATACCAATTAAACCAAGTACTGAATACATTT